CACGAGATAAAAGCAAACGGTACCAAAGAGTTTCGTATCACAAACACAACAGCCAATTCGGCACAAGGTTTTCATTTTTTCAGAAATGGTGCTGAAAGATTAAGAATACTGGGCGATGGATTAATTACTTTCCAAGATGGTGCCGGCACAGTTGCATTTACAAGTGATATTACCACAAACTCAATATCACAAGGAGACAGTTCACTTGCAATAACAGACTCTGGTACAGGAGTAGCCACATTAGTTTTAGACAACGCAACACATACAACATTTAATTCAAGTGGTATTACTTTAGCAAGTGGTGTGTTTAGTGGAACTGCAACATCGGCTCAGTATGCTGACTTGGCAGAGATGTATGCAGGAGATAAAAATTATGAAGTTGGTACAGTAGTTTGTGTAGGCGGTGATAAAGAAGTAACAGAATGTAATTCTTATGCAGATTCAAAACTAGCAGGTGTAGTTTCAGATAAACCAGCATACTTAATGAACAGAGATATAGAAGCAGAATATCCTATTTGCGTAGGCTTTGTAGGACGAGTTCCTGTTAAAGTAGTTGGTCATATTGAAAAAGGTGATTTATTAACAACAAGTGAAATTAAAGGATTTGCAACAAAATTTTCACAAGGATCTTATAACCCAGGTTGTATAATTGGTTTATCATTAAATGATAAAAAAGATCCTGGAGAAGGAACAGTAGAAGTATTGTTAAAGAGGAGTTAATAAATTGAAACTTCCATTTTATTCAGATGAATATGAAGGTGAATTTGTCATTCACAACATCGAATACAAAGACGGTAAAAAAATTGAAGACCGTGAATGGGTTCCACGAACAGTTACTAATGATGATCACAGAGGTTATGCATTTGTAATAGGTAATGGTACTGGTAGAACAAAACAAAATTTTAATGTTAAACTAATCGAAAACCATAGTGGCGGATTATTGGCAAATAAAAGAGCACAAATTTATGGTTGTAATGCACTATACAGAGATATCAAATCTAGTTTTTTAATTGCTACAAGCGAAGCAATGGTAGATGAACTTGCTAAAACAGATTATCCTGATAATAATATTGTCTACACAACTGCAAAAAATGTTGTAAAGTATCCAGGTAGGTTTTATTTAATACCACAAAACATCAGTTATTTTAATTCAGGCGCAGTGGCAACTTATATCGCCGCATTTGACAAACATAAAGATATTTACTTGTTAGGATTTGATAACCAAAAAGATCCAGAATTAAATGACAACGTTTACGCAGGAACAAAAAATTATAATTCTGCTAACGAAAGTATACTAGATGCTAAGTGGCTAGCAAATATGAGACGTATATTCGACGCTTATAAAGAAACAACAACTTTTCATTGGGTAAGTCCTAATCCAGATTACTTGTTTCCTGAAGATTGGAACTGGTGCAAGAACGTTAAAAAACTAGATTATGTAAAACTAATTAGTGATATGGATATTGGAGTTCAGTTAAGATATAACTGGAGATAATTAAATTACCACACGCCAATTTTTAGGACGATATTCACCTTCAAAACTTTTCAGCCACTGTGAACCAGTCCATTTGTATTGTATACCAGTTGTAGCATTTGTTACATATTGAGTATCTGTAGAACCACTGTCGAAACTAATAATCCATTGTGTGCCGTCCCACTCGATAATATCATTTGCTTTTGCAACAAAATCTATACCTGCATTACTTTTCCAAAAGTCTGGACCGTCGGTATTACTAGCATTTCCAATACCTTCTACAATATCTCCAATAATTAAATAACGTTTACCCGTTACTTTCTGTACAGTGTTTGAATTCGCTTTAGAGGGTCGTATAATAGCGTCAACGGCAGTTAGTGTATTAGTGGGTATTGTGTCTGTATCTATTGTTACAAGAAGGATATGAGGGTCTGACGGGTGGTATGCAATGGTTCCTACAACCTCGGCTCCGTTTGCTTGTTCAAAACGTACTTGAGTAATACCTGGGTTAATAGGACCATACTGTTCTAATACGGCTCTCCAATTTGGTTTATTTACATTTGGTGTTGTAATAGTTGAGCCATCTAAATTATCCGATGTTGCTTCACTACCATAGTCAACTAATTGTGCTTGTCCGTTTAAAAGTATAGCACCATAACGTCCTGGAGTTACTCCTAAACGTGTTCCTAAAACCAATTTATCATCAGTAACAGCAGTTACCATATCACCACTACCGTCGTATACACTATTAATAATTTTGTGTATAACACCCATCTTTTTAACATTAGCAGGCATACTTAACCAAATAGGCATACTAAATTCTATTTGAGCAATATCTATTTGATCTTCTGTACCCACCGGGATACTTCTTGAACTAAAGTTTACATTTTCTAAATGTACATAACTTAAACTAGTCCAATCTACATAATTGTCTGTACTTTGTATTTCAAAATCCGGATTGAACAAACATAAAATTTGTTCTAATAATTGTAATTTCATTTCAGTATTTGTAGTCCAAATATCCAAGTTCATTCTTAAATCATAAGGAACTGGCATATGTCTTTCTACGGTTACTGCATTACTTTGTGTACGACTATATGTTTGAGTATTCTCATCAAATTTTCTTTGTCTAACATGAAGTTTATCAACAAAGTTAGGCTCTTGTACACGTTCTCTTTGGTACTGTAAAGAATTAATGTAGCAAGAAATTCTTGGAGCACTTAGTACTTTGTTTTCACTTGCTTCACGCATAATTTGAGCAACGTTACGACTCATATCGCCATACATCACTGGTACAGTAATTAAATCTCTTACACCTTGACTATTAGGAGCACCAACTTCAACTTGGAAGTTGCTAAACAGTCTAACAAATTGAAGTATAAATCTTCTTATTTGATTATCATAAAAAAATTGTCTAGCCATTAGTTATCTTCCTCGGGTGTTAATGCATCACTAAGTCTTTGTCTAGATTTTCTTGTAGTGCCACTATCGTCAGTATATGTGGCAGTGTTATTAACAAATCTATCTTTTTGTGTACTACCTTCTCCGCCTGTAAGTGAAGTACGAACTGCATCTTCAATTTTAACCCAACGTTTACCATCATATCTAAATAAGCGATTTGGTTTATAATCTAATCTTAGTACATAGTCCCCTACTTGAGCACCTTGTGGGAAACTTGTTGCAGGTGTTACCGGATATCCATTTGGTGCTACACCATCGCCTGTTAAGTATCCTTTGTATCCTTCTTGTGAAGGTGTAATAGGCATTAAGTCAGCAGTAATTAATGAACTACTTGCTTTAGATGTTGTTTTATCAGCAGTATCTTCTTCTGGATCAACAGGAGTCCCATCGGGGTATGTAGGTACAACAAAAAACGAACTAGTGTCGTAACCACTTTTTGGAACTTCTGCTTCTGCTTGTTTAATTATTTCAGCATTAATTTCTAGTTCTTGTTTGTATGTACTTAACAAGTCTCTTAGTTTGTTATCTGCTCCAGTAACATCACTACCATCTTGTTTTTTAGCAGTTTGGTCAAATAAACTTCTGTATTCTTGTGAATCAATAAGTGGAGTACACTTAACTCTCCAAATGTGCGGATACCAAGTAGGACTAAATCCTTCAGCGGCTCTATTACCATCTTGTACTACATAGTAACGTCTTAGTGCCGCAGGTAAATCTGAATTAAGCGGATAAAAATCACGCATATGAGGTAATTCTAATACGTCTCCGTTAATAAGTTTTCTACCTAATGCTTCTAGCATATCATTCATATGAAAACTAATAAACAGTGTATCGTTTTGTAAAAATAAACCAAATTGTGTTAAGTCAAAATCAATATCAGCAACGTTGTAAATACCTCTTAGTTCGTATACAGATGTGTCATATTTACGGTCTCTGTTTTCTAAAAACAACAGATCCTGAATATTTTTTTCAGATTGTGTAGCATAACCAGGTTGCGTTTTATCTTTTCCTGTGTTATTATCTGTATCAGCACCTAAGAATTTATGTATGTTGATTCCAGTACCGCCAACAGTAAACATTTCACGAATTCTGTTGTCATGAAACGTGTAATCTTGGCCTCTTTCTGGCTTCCACATGGATAGTTTTGGCATTACTTTATCACCTCTTTGTAGTATTTATATAAATATGAACTTGTAAAAAATTAAGAAAACGGTTGACAAAACGCATAAACATAGTATATTTAATAATATTCGCATATATACAGGAGAAGACATGGCGAATTCAATGACATTGAAACTACCTAGAAAAAAGCCGGCAAAGACCAGGCAACCAAAATTTGCGGATGAGGCATATACAGGATCAGAGCCCGTGTGGGATGACTGGCAATCCTGGCCTATTGAAAAGTTCCATAAAGAAAAACAACGAGTAGGATCATTTTATAATCATTATTATAATGCTAAAGATTTAAAACCTAAAGCAGTAGAATGGATGAAGCAAAATGGTTATACAAGTAAAGATATTCAGGCAATTAAAGCAACAGAAGATTGGCGTTTAGGGATAACAGTTGGTGCACTTTGTTGTGCATTAATGAGAGGAATGCCAATACATCACCCAGACTATGACAAATATTTAGAAACACTGCCAGGTGTAATTGGTGGACAATCTAACCCTGAAGAATTTGTAAGACGACAAATTGACGAAGTAATTATATTGGGTAGAGAAAAACTTAAAAAACGTGGACTAGAGTTAGAAAAGCAAGTTAAGTATGTAGGTGGTCCTGTACTAACAATCCAAGACAGGTTGCGTATTTCTGCACTAGCACTTACTGAGGAAATTGAAGATTTTATAGAACAAGCCATACTTGATGTTGAAAACTTTGATATGAAGAAGTTTAATCCGTTAAGTATTCTTCGTAAGCAACAAGCCAAGGCGGCTCATGCAAAAGTTATTAAAGAATATTATGCTGACAACTTAACAGAAATGGCAGAACTGGTTGGTCCTAAAAAACAAGATGACGAATGGTATGATCAATTAATTGAAGCATATGCAAATGTATCTCCTAAAGGCAGAAAAAAGTTATACGAAATTTATAAAGCCATCGACGGTGCTTGTGATATGCTTATTGAAACAGGTAAAGCAAATCGCAAACCAAGAAAACGTAAACCAGTTGCAAAAGAAAAACAAATTGCGAAATTAAAATACCAAAAAGAGTTTGCTGATTTAGGGTTAGTTAGTATTAATCCTGTTGAAATTCCAGGTGCTAGTGAATTGTGGATATACAATACTAAAACTCGTAAACTTGGAAAGTATGTAGCAAGTAATATAGATCCAACAGGCACAGGGCGTGAAGGTTCTGGATTAAGTGTTAAAGGTACAACTATTACTGGATTTAACGAAGAGAGTATACAAAAAACACTTAGAAAACCTAAAGAACAGTTGGAAACGTTCAAAAAAGCAGGTAAGATTATACTTCGTAAGTATATGGATGACATAAAAGCAGTGGAAACTAAACTAAATGGTAGAATCAATGACCAAACAATCCTACTGAAAATTAATAAATAGTAATAACAATAAGGATTGTATTCAATGGCGGATTTAGCAACAGAAAAGAATAAAGTATTTGACTACGTGAAAGCAAGTCTAGGCTCAGGCATGGTCGAAGTAGAGTTAGACCCACAACATTACGAAATTGCATTATCAAAATCATTTGACGTTTATAGACAAAAAAGTTCAAATGCAGTAGAAGAAAGTTACGGGTTTTTAGAACTAGTTGCTGAACAACAAGAATATATTTTACCTGATAGTGTACAAATGGTTAGAGAAGTATTTCGTAGAAATACTGGCGGTAATAGTGCAACTGGTACATTATTTGAACCCTTTGAAGCAGGATATGTTAATACCTATTTGCTTCAAGCAGGCAGAGTTGGCGGATTAGCAACTTATGATATGTATGCACAATATCAAGAATTAACTGCTAGAATGTTTGGTGGTTACATTAACTTTACATTTGAGCCTGTAAGTAAAAAATTAACTATTATTAGAAAAGTTCGTAATGCTAGTGAAAATGTACTCTTATGGATGTATAATGAAAAACCAGATGTAACTCTTTTAACGGATGCCCGTTGTAAATCTTGGATATATGATTATACACTAGCACGTTGTAAATATATGCTAGGCGAAGCAAGAAGTAAATTTGCCACTATTGCTGGACCACAAGGCGGAACATCGTTAAACGGTGATGCATTAAAGCAAGAAGCACAGTCAGAGATTGACAAGTTAGAACAAGACTTGTATAACTTAGTTGATAGTCAGATGCCTATGACTTGGGTAATTGGCTAATTATCACTTGACATTTCATTTTAAATAAAGTAACATAGTAATATGATTATCGGAATATGCGGATTAATTGGATCAGGTAAAGGTACAGTTGCAGATTTACTAGTAAAAAACCACGGTTTTGAAAAGATTAGTTTTGCTGATAAACTGAAGGATTCTGTTGCACATTTATTCAATTGGGACAGAGAATTGCTAGAAGGTATCACAAAAGAAAGTAGAGAATGGAGAGAACAACCTGATGAGTTTTGGTCTAAAGAAACAGGTAAACAAATAACTCCAAGACTAGTATTACAACTGTTTGGTACAGACTGTATGCGTAAAGGCTTTTATGACGGT